AACCTACGAATTTCTTCGCGATCTTCTACATCCACACCACCATGAACAAAATGAACTGGTTTGTCCGTGGAACTATTTATCAGTTCGTAAAGAGGGATGCCATGGCGTTCTACATAGTTAAAAAGGACTAGAGTATTTCCTTCGAGATCTAATGCTAAGTTACGAATGAATTTATTCCTGCCTTCGTGTTCGACTAGATATCCAATCTCATCTTGATAACCCTCAAAGATTTTTTCTTCGTGCTTACACAATATAATTTTTACTTTTAGTTTTGCAACATATCCCTGTTTCATCAATTCATTAGTTCTAGTTACTTGAGAGCAACGTCCAAATAATCCTTCTAATACTAGTTGATTTACATTAGCGCCATCTAACGTTCCAGTAAAACCAATCCTGTATTTACACTCATGCAACTTAGACATCAACGTAGTAAGAGATTTGGCTTTGAATTGGTGCGCCTCGTCTCCAATGACGACATCAAACCTATCAAACCACTTACGCGGTTCCTTGTAGATAGACTGCCAAGTGGTAATTACCACGCTATGGTCCGTGTATTTTTCTTGCCCCGCATATATTTTGTGGCAATCTTTGGTCGCCATCCATCCATATTCCTCAAAGTCTTTGTACATCTGTTCGACAAGAGAGGTAGTGGGAACGACAATTAAAACATTTCTATCAACATTAGTGTGGAATCTAACCAATGCATAGATCATCAGAGACTTTCCTGATGCTGTGGGGGATAATAGTAATCGTCTGTTGTATCGCAACGCTTCGTATATTGCCTTATATTGATAATCCCGAACTTGAAGACTCGGGGGTAGACACAGTGATTTTACGAACCCTACAACCGACCTGGGAGTGATCATATCATTTCGTTCTAATGGATGACCAAAATATGGACAGTCCTCCATTCGATATTTGTATCCCTTCTTATCCGCCCAGTCTAAAAGGTAATCAATAAGACCAACATAAATTTCACCTGTCGCTGGAGAGTAAAGACGAATCTTTCCATCCCATCCTTTATAGCGACGGGTCTTTTGCATGTACTTTGCAGACTCTATCTCAAATGTGAAAAAGTCTGACAGTTCATAATTTAATCCAGGTTCTGCCTCAACCTTGAGATATACTTCATTTTTCTTACGAATAAGGAGGTCCATAAAACCATGCTACAAGTGACTTTCTCAATCCAGAAGTGACGGGGCGAACCCTGTGCCATTGATCCCCTTGGAAAAAAATAGCAGACCTAGATTTCAACTTAAAAGTTTTGTATCTTGGGTCCGCATCTGGTCTATATATCTCTAAATCAAAGTCGCCACCTTCGTAGTCGTCGTTTAGGAATAGCGTCATACTAATCTTTCTTACCACACCCCTGACAGGTCTTGGATGTTGATCCACATGCCAGTCATAAAAGTCTCCCTTACCATAGATGCCATATTGAACTGCTTCTACTCCAGTAATATTCAAATTCCATCTAGCATCCTTGTTTATTTTTTTCACCATACGCAAAAGCATGGACAAAAGATCGGGATCTCCTATCCATGCAACATTAGAACTTCTATTATCTTTTAGACTGTTGTGTATTTTGCCCTGATGCCATGTCAATTCGGCATTGGTTGCTTTATTTACAATGTCCATTGCCTTACGATTGAAGACAACTTCTTTCCATAACAGTCCGTAGTTCATTACATACCTGATTGAAACCTCTTCCATTCAATAGAGTTCTTGATATGATATGTGCGACTATTAATCATTCGCAGCACACCGTCAAGAAAGAAGAGAACCTGGTCTATGTATCCTATCTTGTATTGTAGTTTTTGAACTTCTTCGTCCGCTTCGATAAACATACTGATCTCTTCTTTAGTAGTCAGTTTGAGATCGAACGGCATTTCTTTGTACACAGAAGATGGTGCTTTACCTTTGTAGTAAATCCATTTATCTTTCAGCATCTTCTTCATTTCCAACTCTCGTTCTTTTTTCATTAGAGAGTAGGTATTATAAAACTCCATGTATTTCATATGGAGTTGAGGAATTGCTAGTGAGTCATTATCATGTAAGTCATCATCCAGTTTGGAATCAGTCTTCCACATGTTTTGGAGTGTTTCCAGATTCATAATTTAGTGCCAGTGTTAACTTGACGCATTTGATAACTAGTATACTGGAAAGTTACGGTTGCTGTAAAGTATGAGTTATCAGTTTGCGTGACATCAAATGGTAGAGATGATAATGCAACAGGGAACATATCTGTAAAAGTAACATCAAAGTTTGCAACATTATTATTGTTCAAAACTTGAAGTGTTCCGTCAGATACAAATGTCAGCGATGGAGAATCAGTGTTATAACTAGTTTCTCTTGACTTTTCGTCAATCCACTCAAAGCGATCTCCATAATCTTCTGGAGTTGCGATTGCTCTCATCCAGTTATGAATCTGCATATAATTCTCTAGATTTTCATCAACAATAAACTGCAACTCTAAGTTTGCAAATGTTGCTTGTCCATCAGGTAGGGGCAACTGAACAAAACCTGGTGTTGGAACAACAATCTCAGATATTGACATCGTAGGAATCTCTGCCGACTGACACAAGAAAGAAACCTTTCGTGCCTTTTCCAAAATGAATAAGAATCCAATTGGAGACAGATAGTTCTTATTTTTTAGTTGAGAGTCGTACCAACTTGACATGTTATGCGTTTACGTTTTCTAACCAGGAAGTGGCGATATACTTTTCCCCTTTCAATGGGGGGAGACCTCTATGAACATGAGTAAAACCTGCTGGCCAAATAAGAACTTGTCCTGCAACTGGTTTGAATCTTTTATGTTGATAAAGAAACTCGGTTTCTCCACCTTCTTCAACTGTATTTAGGTACATCATTGTTGCTGCAATACGACGGTTAGTGCCGATTGATCCTTTCTCGAAGTGGAAAGCATGATATCCCTCTCCAGGTTTTGTTCTTTGCACATTCAGATACACTTGCTGATATCGGTAATCCATCAATGCTTCATATTCATTGACGTATTTTTCCAGACAAGAACCAATAACTAGATTGTATTGCTGCATATATTCATACCCACATTGATGGTCAAGCATGAAATCCTCGGTAGCAAGGCATCTATCTTTTCTAGTATGTGCCTTTCTTTCAGGTTTGCCAAAAATGCCGTATCTCTGAAATGTTGATCCACACTTGTCTTGATACTTCCAATATTCAATTAATGGTCTAGTGTCATAGTCAGTATCGAAAACTCCGATAAAGTCTTCAAAGTAATAATCTCGAATGTTCATAATTTAGTCGCGTTGTCTCCAGTCATCAGGTTTGTCACGTTGAAACCAATCTACAAATTCATCCGCTCCAGAGAACCCCGTTTTGTGATTGGATGGATCGGGGTCCCCAAGACCCATCCTATTCATAAAATCATCCATAGATCCCTCTTGGATGTCTTGTGCTGCTTGGCGTCTTGCTTTCTGCAACCAGTCCCTAGCAGTTGTATGAGCTTTGGCAAGTTTCTCTGCCCAAATCATATCTTCTAGAGGAACTTGTTCTTTATTAACAATGCACCTACAGATGGACTCCAGGCGGAGTCTGTACGCAGTCGAGAGCATAAAAATACACCAGATACAGTGTTATTTAGATTCTAACATTGATGTCAATTCTTCTGTCTTGTTCCAGTCAGCATATGCTGAATCAGAACGTTCCATGAGAATATCAAAGATATCATTTTTAATTACTTCATTGGAAACATAATCATTTAAATACATGTCCAATGCTTCTTTGAGATATCTTTTTCTATGCCACTCTGGGGAGTATGGTTTATAATCCATGATGTAATTACAGAGTAAAATTATTTAGCGCAAAAAAAGAGGGGACGAATCCCCTCGGTCACTTCCTTCACACGGTAGTTTTATTTATAGGGGTTTTGTATCATAGGAGCAATCTCTTACAGATTTTTTTACATTCATGCTGATTTAGGGAGTCGCATTCAATTAAGCATTCATAGTAGTCATTCATTTTTTGCATCTCAACATCCATTTCATCAATGGTATTTTCAAAATGACGCCACTCATCTAGTTGATTGCGCGAAGTTATATTGTGCATGATCTTCTCCATAATCGGTTGACATAATGTAGTTAAGGATAGGATTCATTTTTCCACCTCGCGTAATTCTGATACTACTTATATTCAATGTGTGTGTTTTCTAACAAAATCGGTATGACTAACAATAACTCTTATTTTCTGTATACAACACTACACATCTTTTGTAAACATAAAAAAAGGACCCCGAAGGGTCCTCCTTTAGATATGCCCAGTGGGGCAAAAATCACATCAGGTTAGCAACCTGAACGCGACGATAGTAGCGGTTGGTGTTTGCAGTCAGAGCACCAGAACCTTGAGTCAGACCTTGTGCGAAGGGGTTCGAGACCATGCCGTAGCGAGTCTTGAAACCGATCTTGGGCTGGAAGGTGTCAGGGTTGATTGCACGAACCTGCTGGAGAGGAACGTAAGGGCAGTAGAACAGACCTGCGTCATAAGGAGAAGTTCCCTTATAACCTGCAACGTAGTAGTGCTTATCAGCAACGTTAGCAGAATAAGGATCAACGTAGACCTTGATGCGACCGTTCAGAGTACCAACCAGAGTGCTGGAGGTATCATCAACGCCAGTCAGAGCGTTGTTGCCGTTCAGAGCAGGGGAGTAATCCAGAACGCCTGCCATACCGAGTGCAGAAGCAACGTCAGCAGAACAGATCAGGATGTTGCCCTTCCCGCGACGAGTTTGCTGACCGATAGCGTTAGCATCTCTTTCGATCTGGAACAGGAGACCCTTGAACTTCTCAACAGACCAGCGACCGTTGGAGTCAACGTCGAGGTCAAATACACCAGCAGTTGCGGTGTTGTTCTGAGCACCCTTTACAGCGTTGGTGTAAATGGTTCTAACAACTTCGCGGTTGATTTCTGCCAGGATCTCAGTGCTGAGAATGTTAGCGAGCTCTTGCTCAGCATCCAGACCATGAATCGCCTTCAGGTCTTGTGCGAGTTCGATGCTGTATTCTGCCTTCAGCGCACGAGCACGAGCGGTTACAGTAACCTTCTCGATCGAGAAACCCATCTCACGGAATGCCGTGTTAGAAGAGGAATCATCAAGTGCTTCAACAGTTGCAGTGGTCATACCAGTTGCATCGTCTGCCTGCTCATAGGTTCCAGCGGGGGAATCGTTGAGGAGTGCAGGGTTGGTGCCTTGTGCATCGTTGGTAGCATCAGTTGCACCAGGATCGTATGCGCCAGGACCACCAGAGAAACCAGCGTTAGGCTCGTTGAAGAATGCTTCGTCGTAACCAGATGCTGCGGGATCACGCTCAGAACCGTAGTTCGTACGCATTGCGAAGATCAGTCCAGTAGGACCAGTCATCGGTTGAACGCCTGCGATATCGTAAGCGATTAGTTGAGGCATGGAGCGTCTGATCAGGGAGATCAGAACAGGGTCAAAACCAGCAACAGGACCAGTAGCGGTCGATGCGCCAGTGTAACCAGTGGTTTGAAGAGTTTCGTTAAGAACGGAAGCTTCTTCAGTGATTGCTTTTTCTTGGTTTTCGAGGAGTTGTGCGACTACGCCACGCTTATGGGAATCTTCGATCTCGGGCAGAGCTTCGTGATTCAGAACGGGTGCCCACTTCTCCTGGAGTTGTTGTAAGGACATTGTTGTCTCCGAGGTTTAAAGTAGATAAGTTAATTATTTGGACCAACGTGCTAATGCATCGACGTATTTCGACATCGAGCCGCTCGTTGTAGATTCGACAAGGGGTTCAGCAGCTTCTTCGGTGGGGTCGCTTACTGATTCTGCAAGTTCAGCCTTCCTAGTGAAGTATGATTCCTTAATCGTATTGACCTTATTTCTAAAGTCTTCTTCAGTTTCAAACTCAACTCCCTCTGCCAGAGAAGCGAGCTTCTCTTTCTGGGTCTCTGCGAGACCAGCGGCACATTCGTTCACAATCTCCATTTTAACAAACTCGCCAAGTTGCTTATTCAGTGTAACATTGGCGTCGATTTGCTCGTTGAGTTTAGCTTCCATTTCATCAAGCTCACCTGCCATTCCATCCAGCAGGTTGAACTTCTCTTCGGGAACACTGAAATTGTGCTCCATAAAGAGAGACTTGAGGCCAGAGAAGAACGACTCTGCCATCTCAGTCTTAATGCCGTGCTCGATCTGGAGAGCATTCTCCTTCATCCAGGACTCGGCGGCATAAGTGAGATAGTAGTCTACTTTCTCGGCCAATTCTGTTTTGATCTGTTCGACTTCTTCAGTCAGAGTAGATTCAAATGCCTCTTGCAACGCAGCTGTTTCAGCATTGACTTTTGCGGTGACCGCTGCTTCAAAGATCGTTACTGCACGCTCTCTGAATTCTTCTGAGAGGTCTTCACCAGCGACAAGAGCGTCAACATCTTCACTAAAGTCGTACTTGGTTTCAGTGATTGTTTCTTCTTCTTCGCCATCGGTTTCCTCCATCTTAGCAGATGCATCAGAAGGTTTTGTTGAAAGGGATTTAGAACCTTCGTGCTTTACAGCACCCGATGCGCTTGCACCAGCGTTCTTGGTGCCCTTTGCACCTTCCATGGAATCGGTGTTAACGTCAATAACCTTAGCAGCGCCACCTTTAGAGGTGTCAATTTTTTCACCAGGCTTTGCATTCTTGGTAACGACGTTAGAGCCTTCGTTCACTTCTTCCATATTATCTACAGTGTTGAGGGTCTCAGACATTTCTAGGTCTCCGTTGTACTTTGCGTTGTCTATGTTTATTTATAAATTAATAACCTTACAAACTCTTCAGGAACTTTGCAAACGCGGAAATTTTGCGCTCTTGAAGATTGATAAGAGTTGCTTGATCGATTTCTTGTTTGATTTCTGCTACTGCAGACTCTTTCAAGATACCATTATCCCAAACCCACTCTTTACCTTCCATAATTCCATCAACAAATGCATCAGGTGCAGAAGGATCTGCTACAATATCAGCAGCAGTAGCGAGCATAAAGTCATCACAAACAACACTACAGTTCTCTTCTTTACGAATAGAACCCATGCCTCTAGACGAAACGCCTAGTTTCACACCTTCTCCAAGGAGATCTTTAGCGATCTTACCCATAGGAGTGTCAAGTAACTTTGCCTTACCGACAAAGTTGTTTCCGTCTTCCTTAAGGGAAATGATCTTGTGTGATACACGATCTAGGTTGATGGATGGACCATCGGGATGACCTAATTCTCCAAGGGCACGCCCTTTTTGAATGTAGTTCTCATCGTATTTAGCAACTTCACGCGCTAAAGTTTTCTGAGGATACATTCTGCCATTACGGTTTTTGATTTCCGATTGCAGGAAGATACCTTCAATGAAGTAATTCTTCTTACCTTCGTTTTCTTCACAAAGAAAATCGACGGATGTAATTTCTTCAGCTATCAGTCTCATCGGTTTGTTCCTCAGGTTCTTGTTCGGCGGTAGGTTGCTCCACTTCATCAGCGGGAGGATCTTCGGGTTTGCGACCATCAACTTCTACAGTTTCAGGTTCTTCAGTTCCGTCAGGAAGTTCATCTGCAATTTGATCAGCAGCATCCTGAGCAGTATCATCTAATTCAAATCCCATACTTTGTGCGAAATCAGATTTACGCTGTTGAATCGCGTCATATGCAGCAGCAGACAATGCATCATTTACTGAATCAATTGCCTTTGCTCTATCGCCACCAAAAATTTGGTCAACGATTTGTTTTGAAATTTCACTTGGCATAATATACTCCGAATAATATTATTTAGTTTATTTAGAACTCTCCGCGACTTGCATCACCAGGTTCTACCCCAGTTTCTGGTTGTCCACCTTCTGGGGGAGCGGCATCGCCAGCAGCCATAGCGGGATCCATTTCCGCTGCAGGATCAGCAATAATACCAGATTCCATCTCAAATTTAATTTGTTCATCGATTTCTTTCATCTCAACGTCGGTTTGCTTGAGAACCTGACGACGCATATACTCAACACTGAAGTACTTGCCAACGTAAGGATCCATAGTATTAACTTGATTCATACGCTCATTGCGGATCTCGATCTCTTTCAGTTCAGTGAAATAGTTATCCGCGATGTAGTCGAACTGAATATGGGTCTTCATCTCTTCCCATTCTTCAATAGAAATAATTCCTTTCAGAATGAGTTGAGTTTTCAGCAAGTCCATAAACAGTTCGCTGAAACGCTTTCTTAGACGTGCGATGAACTTCTGGAACTTTACTTCGTCCCTAGTAATTTCAGCAGCACGACCGATATTGAATGTAGTCTCAGTTTCTAATCTCGATGAGGGCACGTTCAAAGCTTTATACAACTTCTTTTGGAAGTATTTGACATCTTCCAGTTCACCGAGGTTTTGCCCGCCAGGGAGAGTAGAAATTTCAGTCCCGCGCCCTCCCTCGCGTCTAGGAAGCCAGAAGTCTTCCAACATGGACATGAATTTTTTATCGTCTTTGATTTCACCCGTGTTAGCATCATATACAAGTTTGTTGCGATAACGTCCCATGACTTCACGCAGATACTGTTCTGCTTTGTTCTTAGGAAGATTACCAACATCAATGTAGAAAATTCTACGCTCAGGAGCTCTGGATAGACGATAGATAACCAGAGAGTCCTCAATCATACGCAGTTGGTTTACTGCCTTGATTGCTTTATGTAGGTGACTAAGAGTCATGTTCTTATTCAGGTCTTGAATTCCTGAATGACAGTAAGTCACCGAATCAGGTGCAATTTTCATGCCCTGATTAGTAGAGTTCTTAAGACCTTTTGGATTGTACAGAAAATACTCAGCACTCTTTCTTGTCAACTGAGTATTGAGATCTACACCTCGCAGTTCCTCGGGACGCTTTTGCTGGTATTCTGTTACCTTGCGAATCTTACGAGGATCAATGTAGCGAAGTTCTGTAAGACCTTGGCGAGGATTTTGGGGATCGATTACTTTATGATAGAATAGTCTTCCGTCAACATACCAACGGCGGAAAATTTCATACGAACGATTTTCAAAATCAAGAAGACGAAGAATCTCTTCAAACTCTTCTCTAATTAATTTTTTAATTTTATCTGATTGCTTTAGGTTTGATAGTTCCACTTCTACAGGAACATCATCAAAATTACCGCAAATTGTTTCGTTGACAATATCATCAACGGCACTATCGCACTCGGGCTGTAGAACCATTTCCCTGTAACGGGTGATTAGTTCATACTCATTACGAAGAGTTCCGTCAAAATCAACGGAATAACCATAGTATCCGCCACCTACAATAGGTTGCGAACCATCCATGGAATCTTTTTGAACAAAAGAAGGTCCCTTGGGGACCTTCTTTGCTCTTTCAAGTGAAAAACCGAAGAGCTGATTCGACATTATGTTATACGATTATTGGTCCTGGTCTATTTAGGAGACTACGAATCAGTCGTCTTCGTTGATTGCCTTGGAGAACTGAACCTGGAATTCAACAGTGAATTCTTCGATTGCGTCATTATTACCGTAGTCCAGATCGATGCTAGAAACATTACTGGGGAAGCAGTTCTCGAACTTATAAGAACGAATTCTTGCTGCGGACTTACCTTTACGCTCGTCGCGAGACAGTTGGTGAACTCTCAGATCCTTATAGTAGTCAAGACCATCGCCAGTCTGGAAGTTTGCTTCGGGCGCTTGGATGTAGTCTACCCAATCTTCAAATGCATTTCTCAGTTTGAAGTCATTGGGGTTCATGACAGTAACAGTCCAAGGTTCAAAGGTTCTGTCACCAGC